TCAAAATCGTGTGGGGTAGCCCCCCGTGTGGGTTCGACTCCCACCATCGGCATCCTTGGAATTCGATAGCCCACGATCGAAAATCGTGAAACCCTTGATACGACCGCGTTTGCGGTCGTTTTTCATTTTCAGGAAATCCCGAAAAAAACGATAGAATCCGAAAAAATTTTGCACGAATTTTGCACGGCTATTTTGCATGATATAGATCATCCATGATTTGATCGAGGAGCATATTTTCCGCTTGTTCCAGCTCGTCCAAAATGTGCGAGTAGGTCTGCAATGTGATCCCTATATCCTTATGACCAAGTCGTTTTGAAATATATTTGATATTTGCTTTTCGATATAAAAGCATTGAGGCATGAGTATGTCTTAAGGAATGCATGGTAACCTCTTTTAAACCAAGTTTTCTGCAAAGCATTTTCAATGTCTTATTGACTGCATTATTAGATACCAATTCCATTTTTGTGTTAACGAAGACAAGATTTTTTTCATTTCTCAATCCTGTTTTAATTGCGGTTTCATTTTGCGTCTTTTTCAATTCCTTTAGCATTTTGCAAGTATCCACATCAATTTTTATAGTTCGTTTGGATGAATAGGTTTTTGTATCAGCAAAATCATTGGTGTATTTGTAATCCCACGTTTTATTTATTGTTATTAGTCGATTTTTAAAATCGACACAATCCCATGTGAGTCCGAGGATCTCTGAAAAACGGGCGCCGGTAGCGATTGCGAAGAGAATGATATACCTCGAAATATATTTTGGTCGCATATCCTTTTTGATTTCAGCTATTAGCTTTTTCGCTTCCTCATAGTTGAGATATTTTAATTCCTCATCTTTTCCCTTTTTCTTTCCTTTGACAACTATCTTATATGTCGGATCCCTCGTTATTATCCCTTCTTCAATTGCAGCCTTTATGCATTCCTTGATATAGGTATGCCGTTTTTTTACGGTCTCCGTCGCCCGATTTTCGGCGATTTCATTGATGAATTTTTGATACATGTCCCGGGTCAATTCTTTCAATTTCACGCCCTGGAAATACTGCTCTACAAGCTTGACAGACAATTCCACGTTTTTATCGTGCTCTTGGCTATGTTTCCCCTTTTTGTACAGCTCGAACCAATTCCGCATGTATTCAGGAAAGAGCTGATCCCCGGCATTGATGTCATACCCTTTATGCAGCTGTTTTTCCAATTCGGCGGCGGCCAGTTCCGCCTCTTTCTTAGTGCGGAATCCTCCTTTCGTTTTTGTTTTGTACTTTCCATTTTCCTTGTGCGAAACGCGATAGCGCCAACCGCTTTTGGTTTTTTGAATGCTGGCCATATTACCTCCCCTTTCTAAAAGGATAGGCGGGCCGTTGCCCGCCCACTAAATTTTTAGCGCTAAAAATTTAGTACCACTTTCTTTAGCTTGCCTATAATCCTAATGTTCTTCATATCATTTTTTTGCAGGATAATAGGCTTGTACGCCGGATTCTCGCTTTGTAGAATTATAGTATCATTGGTTTTATACACTCGTTTTAACACCGCTTCGCCGTCAATCAACACGGCGGCGATGTCCCCATTTTCCACATCATCTTGTCTACGTATCATAAGTAAATCTCCATCCATTATTCGAGCGTTTATCATGCTGTCGCCTTTTGCACGGAGGAAGAAGTATTCACCGCCATTCAGCCAGCTTCTAGGGACTTCCTCATACCCTTCGATGTCCTCATATGCGATGACTCCGTTTCCGCAGCTGATCGTGCCGACAATAGGGAGTTTAACAAAATAGATGTGGTTTTTAGGCCCTTTTATTTCGTTTTCTTCAAAAAAGTAAGATATAGGAACCCCGAAATAATGAGCCATCATATCAAGCTTGTCCATTAGAGGTTTATTTCTACCCAATTCCCATGCGGAAACAGCAGTAGGCTTCACATCCAATATTTTTGCTAACTCTTCTTGCGTTAACTTGTGTGCCTTTCTTAATTGTTTTATTTTTTGTCCTATGTGCAATTTTTTTCACCTCCTTTCAAGTAATAATATACACTATAAGTATAGTTATATTCAAGTTTTGTAAAAAAAAATATACCAAAAGTGAAATTTTTAGTTGACAACTACACTTGAAGTGTAGTAGGATTGAATCAGAAGGAGGTGGAAGAATTGGGAATTAAATTCACGTTAGAACAAGCAAGAAAACATCGCGGTTTAACGCAAGAGCAGATCGCTAAAATGCTTGGTATGACAAAGCGCACTTATATTGATTATGAGCAATACAAGCGTGCTTTTCGAATTGATAAGGCGTTTTTATTCGCTGAAATTGTTAACATTCCGATTGATAATATAATTTTTTTAATCCAAAACTACACTTTAAGTGTAGTAAGAGAAGTGAAACAGATTGACTGTGCATTGCGAAAGGGAGGTGTACAAATGAATACGATCCGAATCGAGGAATGGAATGGCCGTCAAATTCGATTTGTTTGGCATAAAGAAGAATGGTGGTCTGTCGCGAAAGATGTAGCGAATGCGCTAGGGTACCGAATGGCATCGGATATGACTAGGTTCCTTGATAAAGATGAAAAGGATACGCATATTGTGCGTACCCCTGGCGGCAACCAAAAAATGACGATCATTTCGGAAACAGGTATCTACGAGGCCATTTGGAACAGCCGCAGACCAGAAGCAAAGGAGTTTAAAAAGTGGGTTAAACAAACGCTCAAGATGCTCCGCCAATCATCCGGCCTTGAAGGCTTCCAAGTCTTCCGTATGTTGGATAAAGACCATCAGAAAGAAATGATGCGGAAACTCAGAGAATCACTCAACCAACCGGAACGGGTGGACTATATCAAAGCCAACACCATAGCAAACAAGGCAGTTTCTACTAAATACGGCTATCCGAAAATGGTCAAGAAAAACGAAATGACGCCGGATATGCTGATTGACCGTCAGCAGATTTTAGAGGATACGGTCAATCTTATGGCGATCAAAGAGAAGTTCGGTCTCGACATTTCCGTCAGCAAAACCATTTATCAAAAATACATTTCTTAAAGGGGTGGGTCGGATTGAACAAAATCTGGTGGTCCATGCAGGACCTCAAAGAGCGTACTGGATACAGCGAGGATTGGCTTAAAGAGAACATCCTCTTGCACCCTCGCTATCGACAAATGCTTGATTTAGAAAACGGCGGCTTCGTGTACTATCCGGAACGGAAAGGCGAACGATGGTGCTTCATCGCTTCGCAGATGGAGGAGTTTTTGCAAAAGCATTTTCGAGACATATTCACGAAAAAGGGGGATACTCATGCAAATCAAAAACCTCTCGTTCGATGAGTTGCCCAGCGGCGTCAGAGAAGTAGCGGATCGGGCGCTGGCGGAACGGAAAGTCAGAAATGTTTTTCGAGTCACTGAATTGGATTTCGGTGACGGCCGGGTGTACTACGAGATCAGCGCGATCAGTGACAGCTTCATTTTTGAGCTGAGTGTCAGCGAACTGGGAGTTGAACACGTCAACCGCATCGGAGTGGATACGGTTCGCGACGCGATCAAAGCGCATCCAGAACGCTTCGACCTCGAGTGAAACGGAGGTGAAAAACATGAACATGGAATGCCCACGTTGTGGCGCAGAAGCTCGTTGGGAAGTAGTGGAAATCGTTGAGGGGAAAGGGTACGTTTGGGAAGCAGAATGCGATGAGTGCGGTTGGGAGGATAGCAAATACGAGTTTTGAACCTCGAATGAGTCGATTCAACCTTGAGAGAAAAAAAGGGGAAGGGCAAAGAGGGCGGCTCACCTTCTTTGCCAACTACTCCTTAGTGCCTATCCTCAGGCGCGGGATGTTGTCCTGTTTTTCCAAACTTCCTCATGTTTTTGGCCAATTGTCCTGTCTCCTGCGTCTGAATATGGGCATTAGGGGAAAGGGGGTGATTTGTTGCGACATGATGACAAAACAAAAGCGCGTATCCGCATAGGCAAGCTTCTGAACATATGTCGCAAATGTCCGTACGGAGGCCTTCGCAACAGCAGTCGATATGTACAACAATGCGAAACGTGTGATGTCTACAAAGAAATGAGAGTCCTTGGAGATTGGCTTATCAATACAAGTCATCAACCGAAGGGCAAGAGGATCAAAAAGTGGACGGAGGAAGAACGACGATTATTGATTAACAATATTCATTTGCCGGTAAGGAATTTGTCGGAGTTGCTTAATCGCACGCCTCAGTCGGTTAGAAATCAAATCGGATATTTGAAAAGAAAGGGGTTGTTGTAGATGTGTGTGGAAAATCCGATGGTACTTAACGTGAAATGGGAAGAGCCGAGAGTGATCGGCGAATGCGCTGGGTGCTTTGAAAACATCGTCGAGGGAGAGAGCATCATCGAGTTCCTCGATGGGCAAATGATTCACTACGACAAGTATTGTGCGATGGCGTTTTGCCTGGAGAGCGGGGAGCGGAAAGTGGCCTGGGAATGAAATGCCCCGCTGGGCATAGCGGGGGAAATAGGTTTGGTTTATTGTTGCTTGCCCTATTATACCACACTCGAAAGGGGAACGGAAATGAAACTGTACGAACTTGCCGAAAACTATGCCAAGCTACTTGAAATGGCCGAGGAAATGGATACGGATGCGATTGTGGATACCCTGGAAGCCTTGCAAGAGGCTATCGAGGACAAGGCCGAGAACATCGCCAAGCTCATCCGCAATCTTGAGGCGGACGTCAAAGTTATCCGCGACGAAGAAAAGCGATTGGCAGAGCGCCGACAAGTCATCGAAAACAAAGTGGAACGGTTGAAATCGTACCTGCAAGAACAATTGGAGATCGCCGGCATCGACAAAGTGAAACGCCCGACGATTACGGTGGCGATCCAAAAGAATCCGCCGTCAGTGGACATTATCGACGAAGCGCTCATTCCGGCAGACTTCTTCGTCCCTCAACCGGCCAAGCTCGACAAAAAGGCGATCCTTGAGCGGCTGAAAAACGGCGAAGTAGTGCCTGGCGTGACGTTGAAACAGACAAAAGGGGTGCGAATTAAATGAGCAACGAAAAACAAGCCAATTCTCTATCTATCATCGAAAGTGTGGATATTGGTGCGGTGCAATCCACGCTCACAAAAATTAGTCAGTTTCAAGCGGTTGTCCAGAACATGCTGAAAAAAGACCATGATTACGGCGTGATTCCAGGTACGCCTAAACCGACGCTGTTGAAACCGGGTGCAGAGAAAATTCAGATGCTACTAGGTGTGACAAGTGAGTACGAGGTCATCGAGCACATTAACGATTATGAGAATGGGTTCTTTGCTTTCACCGTCCGGTGCATCATCTACAAAAACGGTGTAAAAATCACAGAAGGGCTAGGTCATTGTAACAACCGTGAACCAAAGTTTTACAAACGGAAAGACGGTTCTATCCAAGACCCTTACGAGAAGGTTAACACGGTTTTAAAAATGGCGAAGAAGCGCGCACAAATTGATGCCACTTTAACGCTTGCCAGCTTGTCGGAAGTGTTTACCCAGGACATCGAGGACATGCAAGATTTCATTCGCTCTGAACAGGTAGAAACGATGACGGCAAAAGAAGCAGCACAGATTAAATTGACGTTCGGGAAGCATAAAGGCAAAACGCTCAAAGAAGTGTATAAAGAGCAGCCGGACTATCTCGATTGGCTACTCACTCAAGACCGAACGGATCCAGTCATCAAAAAAGGTATTGAGCTGATGTTTGAGGCGGTAAGACAACAAGCACAGCAAAAACAAGTACAAGAAGAATCGGAACAAAACGTGCCGATTGATATGAGGGATGACAATGAAAATAAATGAATTTGAACAACTCCTGTCCCGTGTTGAACGGAACAAGGCGAGACGAGCAGTAGAAAACGACATGAAGGGCATGTTTATTACGTGGATTGTGATAATCGTCATTCTTTGGTTGCAAGAGGCGATCAGATGAGCAAGAAAAAGCCTGTTGAAAAGGCGCACAAACCAGGTCTCGAATATGAAGTCGCCATCCCGCATTGCTACACATGGCTTGCCCGGACGAAACAAGAATACATCGGCTACGTGATGGGATACGTCCGGGCGTCCCATCCCGGTTTCCGGGTGGTGAGGATTGAGAAAGGGAAAGCAATTTGCATCAAGGAGGAACAACAATCTTGAGTGTCATTAGAGTTCGCAAACGAGATAACCCGTTTGTTCAGATCGACCGAGCGGTTTTTGAAGATGAGCGCATTTCATGGAAAGCAAAAGGGATGCTGGGGTACTTGCTTAGCAAGCCGGACAACTGGCAGGTGTATATAGCTGACCTTGAAAACAAATCGAAGGACGGCCGAGATGCAGTAAGATCGGGACTTAAAGAATTGGAAGAAACCGGATATATACGACGAACAAAGAAACGGAACAACAAAGGACGCTTCGAAGGTTGGGAATATGAAGTTTACGAAACACCCGTCTTTTCCGAAATCGGGAAAACCGAAGTAGGATTTTCCGGCTTCGGTTTAACCGACCCAAGTAATAAAGAAATAAGTAATAAAGAAGTAAGTAATAAAGAAATAGATGATGATAAGCCGAACCCGTTCAAAGAGTATGAACAAGCTTTCGGCCACTTGCCACCATCCATCTTACAGCATGAGTTTAGCCAAATCATTTCAGGTGGACAGTTCCAAGAGCCGGAAGCCATTCTATGCGAAGTGATTAAACGGGCCAGGGAACGGATGCCTCGGAATCCAGCAAAATATATCTCTTCCATCCTTAAAAACTTGGAATATATGGGTTTGTTCACCATGGAGGCCGTCCGTGAATATAACGAGCTGCATGATCGGAAGACAAAACGGGTGGGAAGAGTAAAGAAATCGGCGGATGAAGTGAACTGGGAGGAGTTATGATGACACGGGACGAGGTAAAAACCATCTTCAAGATCCTTGTCTATGCGTACCCGCAATTTGAGGTTTCATCTGAAAAGGTGGATATATGGCACGACTTACTAGCTGACGAATCGTTTGAGACTGTCCTTGCCAACACGAAAAAGCACGTAAAGCAGAAGCCGTTTCCGCCGACGATCGCCGACCTTTGCCGCAAGGAAGAAAGACCACCTTACTACGATGAATACGTTTATGACCCCAACGCCGGGGAGGACTGGACATGACGATCGCAGCGGAAAAGGCATTATTAGGAACATTTCTTGAGCATCAGTATCTCCTAAGAGACACGATTTTAAACGCTGAACAGCTAGAGGATGAGCGGCACCGCCGGCTATTTGAAACCATGAAGCGATTGGTTGCTCAAAACCAAGTGGTGGACATCGTGACCTTAGCGACCGTGGCGGATGTGGCGGCACTCGGCGGCGTCTCGTACCTAAATGAGTTGGCCGACTACGCCGACGAAAACAAATTCGAGCAATATGAGCAACTTGTCTTAGATGCGTGGAAAGACCGGGAGAAAAAACGCATCTTGACGAAGGCGGCACAGGAAAATTGGTCAATTGACCGCATTACGAAAGAATTGGACAAGCTCAACCAAGCCCGAATAGACGATCACGCATCCATTGTTGACCTAGCGGCCGAGGTTTGCGATGCGCCATGGATAGACACGCCGCCCCGCCGCGGCGTCCCCACCGGCATCAAGAAACTAGACGAAATGACGAACGGATGGCAGGACGGAGAGGTAACGGTCATCGCGGCTAGACCGTCGATGGGAAAAACGGATGTTATGGACCATTTAGCCAAACAAGCCGGATGGCACGGATATTTACCGATTATTTTCTCGCTTGAAATGCCAAGGGCACAGTTGCGCGATCGCTTGATTGCTTCGATTGGTGGATACAACCGGAACAAAATGCGCGACCCATACCGGATGTTGTCGGACGATCAGAAAAAGAAATGGATGGAAGTGATCGGGCGATTGACGGAGACAAACATACAGATATTTGACGGAGCGCGGCAATCAGTGGCTGAAATGCGCGCGAAGGTTCGGAAACTCATGCACAAACACCCGGACAAAAAGCCTGTTATCTTCATTGACTACTTAACACTGATTCGGCCGGCGCACTTTCATAACGGGAGCGCTCACCAGCAAGTGACGGAAATATCCGGCGACTTGAAGGCGATGGCGAAAGAATTTTCTTGCCCGGTCATCACCTTGGCGCAACTGAACCGATCAGTAGAACAACGGCAGGACAAGCGCCCGGTCATGTCGGACATTCGGGAATCGGGCAGTGTGGAACAAGACGCGGACGTCATTATCTTCTTGTACCGCGACAGCTATTACAACAGGGATTCCGACAATGACACGATGGAACTGATCGTCGCGAAAAACCGCAACGGCGCGACAGGAACGGTACGCGTCCGGTACAACAAGCACACAGGGGCGATAGACGATGTCTTCCATACGTGATTTGCTCAAGGATGCAATGAAGGACGAGGTAAAGGTTCTTGTTTATGTGATTCGTCATTTCTTGTCTGCCGGAAAATTGAACTACGATGATCCGGTAGACAAGCTGAATGATGTGATTGCAAACGCTACGGATGAAGACAACCAAGCGATCGGGGAACTCATGGAACAAAACCCGCTTGGCATTGATGAAATCCATGTATACGCCATGAAGATCGAAAACGGACGTTTTGCTTTCGTCTTTGCGAGAAACGAAGAAGAAGCTACGCACTTTTTCTGTCGTGTTTTTCAGCAATGGCCGAAAAACTGCCATCAGTACCCGATGGACTTCCCGATGGCCGTGGGGGTTCGTTTCCGATCGTTCCGAGAATTGAAAAGGGAACACGACGAATTTCCGGCGCTGGCCGGCATTTACGAAAGGGCGGTGAAAGCTTGAACCTATCACACGAATTCCATCCTGCGCCGAAGCCGACCAAGCAAAGGAAGGACAAGCCTAAACCGAAGCTCAAAGTGAAGAAGCCAAAAAAACGGAAAAAGCCGCAAACCTACAAAGGCCGGGTGATTCCTTCCCGAAAGGCGCGTGGGAGCGTGAGCAAGCGAGAGTACACGCGGATGATAGAGGAATTCGGAAACGCCTGCCTTGTGTGCGGCAGTACATACAACATAGAAGCGCATCACGTCCGTTTCCGCTCACAGGGCGGACGCGGGAAGTGGCGAAATCTCGCGCCGCTGTGCAAAATCCATCACCAACTTGCGCACCAGGATCGGGATTTTGCAGATTGGCTGCGACAAGAAAGAGAAGCGCGGTACGGCTCGTGGTACTGGGCGGATGAATACGACCTGTTTCAAGCCGGGCTGATACCCAACACAACGAAAGAAGCATTTGAAAAGTATATGGAGGGAGAGGAAGAACGTGCAAGATTAGCTAGAGTGGCAACGGAAAATCATTCGTGAAGAGTATATGGAGGGGGAAACCGATGCAAAAACGATATGTGGTAGAAAAGACGATCAAAACACCGGACGGCGAAAAGCTGCAAGTCGTTGAGGTGGTGGAAAGCAAGCCGAAAGACTTTTCTTACATCGTGTTCCTTCAAAAATGACAATAATTCACCAATATATCATGATACACAAGATAAATAACGAACAACAAGCGAACAGGGGTGGTTTAATTGCCTAATCAATTTACTGACGGATGGTCAGAAAATGAATTAAATAGGCTGAAAGAATATGTTTCTCAAGGTTTAAACAATAAAGAAATAGCACAAAAGTTAGGAAGAAGTTGCAGATCTATAGCTGTCAAAAAGAACAGGCTAGGATTGACTAATAAAAAACCTGAATACGCAACTTTTAATAACCGAGAATGGTTGTATCAAAAATATGTAGTTGAAGGGTATAGCACGACTGATATAGCTGCAATGCTTGGAGTTCATTTTGCAACTGTAGCAAAGTGGTTGAAAAAACATAATATCGAAGCTCGGGGATTTTACGAAAAGTCAGAAAGACACAAAAAGAAAATAGGCGAAAAATCGAAAGAAAGAAACTTTGAAAAACATAATAGTTGGAAGGGCGGAAAAACATATACAAATGAGGGTTATGTATATGTAAAGGTTAAGGATCATCCTTACGCTAACGCTAATAATTGCGTTTTAGAACATCGGTTAGTAATGGAAAAGTTTTTAGGTAGATTTCTAGAACCTCATGAAGTAGTGCATCATCTGAACGAAAAGAAAGATGATAACAGAATAGAAAATTTGTTTCTGTTTTACTCAAACAAAGATCATAAGCATTTCCATGTAATGAGAAAGAAGAATCCTAATTTTCCAATGTTATATAAATATGATTACTTACACAAGGAGGATGAAGCGATATGAACATTATTACATTAACTGGACGTGCGGTAGCAGATTTAGAACTTCGATATACTCCATCAGGAAAAGAGGTTGCTTCAGGGGTTATCGTGGTGCAAAGGGATTTCAAAAATAGCCAAGGGCAATACGAAAGTGATTTCATTCCGTTTATAGCATGGGGGAAACAAGGTTTAATCATGGCCGAACACATTAGAAAAGGTGATTTCTTTGGAATAACAGGCCGACTACAACAACGAACATATCAAAATCAAGAAGGTAAGAATGTGCGGGTATACGAAGTTGTGGTGAGTAGTTTTGATTTTCCTGTTAAACCAAAGGAAGCCCCACAGAGCGGCGATAGACAACAGGGGAAGGGGAATGGCGCGGCACAGAAAAAAGACGCCTCTACGGGCGCGAGAGAGGCCTTCTGGAAGCCGCCGGAAATGGAGTGGGGGAATGACGATCCGTTTGGGGGAGAACCGGTCGAAATCAACGATGATGACCTTCCCTTTTGAGTGCCGACATGAATATCGCTATCGCTATGATGACAATTGGTTTGAGATCGGGACGTGTGTGAAATGCGGACATAAGATTTATGTTCCTTTCTGAAGGGGGGGAGAGGGAGATGCAACCGGGCGACTGGGTGCGGTGCATGGCGAAATGCTCGGCTTTTCTTGGGAAGAGGTAGAAGAAGCGTACATGCGGAAAAACGCCGTCAATCATCAGCGTCAGGAAACAGGATATTGAGGTGTGATGAACATATGGCTATTGTACTCGGCAGATGGTTAATGATTGTTATTGGTTGGTTAATCGGAATGGCTTTAGGGCTTGATAGTGACCGGTTATTGTTGACGATGATTTTGGGTTACTTGATTTATTTGGAGGCGATATTAGATGAGCGAAGTGTGAAGGAGAGTGAACGATAAGATGAAACCTGAAAAGTATTCATTCAAGGAATTTTATATTGAACCGATTGTGGATCTGGGTAAGCGGTTTTTTAAGCAGCTTCTCGAACATCTTGGATGGTGGGAATGCGAAAAGTGCGGCAAATTGTACTCCCCGCGAGTAAAGAAATATCGCCACAGGGTATCGCTTATGCGGTTAGATATTGTTTGCTCGATCTGTTATCGAGAATTGGAAGGGGAACATGAGGTGAGGGGATGAAATTTTTCCGCGGCTGCCTATGGGGAGTGGTCTTATCCATTCCCTTATGGGTGGCGATCATATACGGAGTATGGTGGTTGGTGAGATGACAAAAATACAGGAACAAGACCTATTCGACCCTATAAAGAAGTGGCTTGAAGAAAAGGGATATGAAGTGTATGCCGAGGTGGAATTGCCGAGTGGTCGAGCGGATATTGTAGCGGTTCATGGTCCAGCGAAGTGCATAGTTGAAATGAAAACATCACTAACGATGGAGTTAATCGAGCAAGCCATGAGGTGGTTAGACTTTGCTCATTATGTCTATATCGCGATTCCGCAACGCAAAAAGTATATTCCAGTATTCGTGCAAAACCTTTTGAGAGAAAAGCGAATAGGCATTTTAACAGTGGATTTTCACTACAATTACGTCCGACATTACATGCCTGCTCGATTCAATCGACCTGCTAAAAAACTCAAGTGGTTCAAGTGGGAAGATTACCTTTACGAAGAACAAAAAACATGGGTTAAAGGTGGAGTAAACAACGGCGGGCATGTCACGCCATATAAACTGACAATCAAAAAAGTGCAAGAGTATTTGTATTGGCAACGAGATTGGAAGAGTATTCGGGAAATATTGGAACATTGCGAGACACACTACGCACATCCGAAACCGTCATTAACAAAGGCGTTATTGGATTTTGAGAATGATTGGTGCGAAGCGAAAAAAGAAAATGGGGTTTGGTTTTTCAGACACAAATAAGTTAGGTGATCGGACATGACCAAAGAACAAATGCAGGAACAGATACAGCAACTCATACGGAAACAAGAACAAGAGATTGAAAGATTACTGGAAACAAAGCGCAATACGGAGCCGGATGATGTTCTCTATGCGATATGTGAAATTGTGGCGCTACAGAAGCAAAAGTTTATCGCGGAATTACGGGCGTTGTTGTGAGGTGAGAAATGGAATGATGGAACTTTTGATAGGGATTATTACTTTTGTTTTCATAGCGCTGATTGCTAGTGAAATAAGCGATTGGTACCGCGTAAATGAAACATTATCGGTATTTCTCTTTGTGGCTTTGTTGGGTATCACTTGCTATCTGTTAGGGCTTGGAGTAGTAGAACTTTTTGAGGTGAACGTATGAGCGGCAGAAAATCACGCAGGAAGGGGCAGCGCAGGGAAAGGGAGTTTGCAAAGCTGATTGAAGGGCGCAGAATTCCCCTTTCCGGCGCCCAAGAAGGCTTTGAAAATGATGTGCAAGGGTTAGGTCTTAATTGGGAGGTCAAAGCCCGAAAAAACGGGTTCAAGACGCTCTATAAGTGGCTTGAAGACGAAAGAGAGAAGCCGGACGCGCTGGCGTTGAAAGCAGATCGGAAAGATTGGCTTGTGGTGATGAAGCTGGACAAGTTTTTAGAACTCAAGGAGGGCGAATAATGCAACTATATGACCTAGACAACGTCAACCATCCGATTCACTACACGACGGGCGGTATTGAGACATACGACTACATTGCAGCCAAGCTGACGAAAGAACAATTAGAAGGATACCTGGCGGGTAACATCATGAAATACATTAGCCGTTATCAGCACAAAAACGGCGTGGAGGACTTGAAAAAGGCACGGTGGTATCTTGAAAAACTGATCGCGCTGAAGGGGTGACACGATGCACGACACAGACACACAAGAGTACCAGCGCTATGTGCGGATGCATGAGACATATCTCAAGCAAGCGCGGGAGTTAGAGGGGCGGATGGAGTCCCTCGCTCCCTACGAGCTTGCCAAACTTGAGTATGTCTATACCAAGCTAGAACGCGCCGCATGGCATATTGCGGGCTGGTACAAAAAGAAAGCGAAATACCACGAAGGCATGGCGGAGATCGTGCAAGGACAAGAATATAAACGACTGCGCGAAGAAGAAGGCAAGACATCCGCAGACGCGCAATATTACAGCCGGATCGAGAAGGGCGAGCAACTGAAAATGGCTGGCGGATATGAAGGGGATTTTGTGACGTGGAAAGGGATTGCCCAAACATATGAACGGGCAGCGAACGCGATCAAAGACATGTTGAAAGCTATCTCAACGGAGGAATAGAGTCCATGAAACAATATTTAGACTTGCTGCGAGACATCTTAGAAAACGGCGTCGAAAAAGAAGACCGAACGGGCGTCGGCACGCTGTCGGTGTTCGGCCGCCAGCTGCGCTTTAACTTGCAGGACGGATTCCCGCTCGTGACAACGAAAAAATTGCATATCCGCTCCATCATTTATGAACTGCTTTGGTTTTTAAAAGGCGATACGAACGTCCGCTATTTGCAGGAGAATGGCGTGACGATTTGGGACGAGTGGGCGGACGAAAACGGCAATCTCGGGCGCATTTACGGCGCGCAATGGCGTTCTTGGAGAACATCAGACGGTGGAACAATCGATCAGATCACAAGGACGATTGAGGAAATCAAACGCAACCCCAATTCGCGGCGGTTGCTTGTGAGCGCATGGAATGTCGGAGAACTCGACCAAATGGCGTTGCCGCCGTGTCATTATGCGTTCCAGTTCTATGTCGCGGCCGGCCGGAATGGATGAAAAAAGAGGACGCTCTTATGTGTTGTTGGTGGTATTGTCCGTTATTCAAAAAATGTGCGACTCGTTGTGGTCATGACTGCACACGATTTGGTGGCGAAGTAATACCGAAAATAAGGGGATGATGGCATGGATCAGTTGAAATGGCAGCGCGAAATTGTCCGGGATGAATACGTAACGGAGGCGGATATCGATGTTCGTGCGCGTGAAATACTTCGAATTTGGCAAAGAAAAGGGCTATACCATGTGGGCCAAAAGCAAGGAGGAAGTCATCGCCAATCTGCGGCAAGTTGGCTGTTCTCCCGACATGGTTAGATCGCTTGAAATATGCAAGCCTGGAGAAAACGAATTCAAACTATACAATCCTAAATTCTTATGGTGATGTAGGGGACTGAAGAATAAAAAGACCGGACTTCTACCGGCGTTAACAGCTCTCTGCATTAAGTATAACACAGGAGGGGTCCGATGGAGGAGCTTTTGAAACAATATAGGGAATCGTTACGGTTGGCAAAGAAACTCCTAGAAAAGGCATCGGATGAAGATAAAAAGATAATCAGAGGAATGATTTCGGATCTGGAATTTGCTATAGAGTGGATGACAACAGGAAGAAGACCTGGTAATCGACGTGGTATTGAACGAAGAGCTGCTTATCAACGCGAAAAACCATTTGATCCGTTACTGATGCAGAAATTTTTCCGTTCCAGCGAACCAACTTACGAATGGGACGATCACGAAAAGGAAAGTGTTATCACAGAATGGGACCGGCAACGAATCGAAGATGCTTTATCAGTGCTTACTGATCGGGAACGGGAAGTATATCTAATGTCGCGTGGATATTGTCTGACATATAGTGAGATTGCGAACTATCTCTGCATATCGTCAAGCAGTGTCCAAACGATGATCGAGAGAGCTGAAAAGAAAATAAAAAAACGTATAAACGAAAGCCTCTTCTGCCTTTGCGGGTGAAGAGGACTATTTCATTTTTTGATAGATAATAACATTTGTAGCATTGTAAAATAAGATTGAAAAAGTTTGGATAAAGGGGAGATGATGGTAATGGAAGAGTTAGCAAAACACATTCCTAACATTCCGATAGATAGGGGGTATTGGTTTGTAAGGACGAATTCAGGAGAGTATTATGACCATTTTGTTCATGATGGATTCATAGGTATCGGATGGAACCAAATTGAGTTGAAACACTTACACGATCACCGTCCATTAGAAGATATTGTTCGGGAAAAATACAAGAACGAAAACAGGCCCAAGTATGTAGCCAATCAGATTAAGGCGTTTTGTCATGACATCAAGAAGGGCGATGTTGTGTTAATTCCTTCTAATAAATCAGCTTATATACACTTTGGAATTATACAAGACGAAACGCCTTACGAGGAAAATATCCCCATTGAGATTGAAGATATGGACGAACATTCGGAGTGGTTCTTTGAGTATGAAGGAGTTTGCCCTTATCGCAAACGAAGAAAAGTAAAATGGATTAAGGTTGTAAGAAGAGATCATTTAGACCCGCAGTTATACAGGCTTATTTATTCTCAGCATACTATTTCCAAAGCGGATGGATATGCCGAGTATATTGATAAAGCGTTATTTGACTTTTATATCAAGGGAGACAAGTGCCATTTTATTCTACATGTGCGTAAGAAAGACCACATCAAAGCTCATCACTTTATATCTTTCATGTCTGATTTGTTCGCGTTGGCTGATAGTCATTTTGACGATGAAATTGATATTAAAATCAATGTCCAGTCTCCCGGAGCCATCGAATTAATAGGGTATATTCCTGCTATCATCATGATAGCAGTAGCACTCGTTGGGATAATCGGCGGGCGAGTAAAGTTTTTCGGCATAGAATTCGATACACCGGGGATTGTGGGAAGGTTGCTGGAGTGGCAAAAACTAAAGCAGCAAGGTCAAACTCAAGAGGGAGTTAACGAGCCAACCGATGAACAAAAAGAACGTTTGATTATGAATGCAGAAAATCTTGAAATTCAATTACCCGGACAATTGCAAAAATCATTACAAGCATACGTTGAATCTCTGAGTAAACAAACTTCTCTACCAGTAGAAGCGAAAGATGAAAAAAAGGAAGAATAAGCTTCATTCTTCCTTCTCCTTATAACGGTTTTCGATTTTAAAGAAACTTTTCACTGTCAATATTGCGGACACGAGAGAGACAAGTTCTCTAATATAAAAAACACCTACGGTACGGTTTCCAAATACGTCCAGTTTCAATAGGGTGAGGTCGTACAACAAGAAGAAAAAGGCAATAAGAAGTACAGACATATTCACTTGAGAAAGAATGCCAATGATTTTCTTCATGTCACCTCGCCCCCTTTTTTAATCATATTCAACAACAACATAAATGTTTCCTTATGACTTAATAATATCATTTTTACTTTTGTCAAAGCAAAACTTATTTATAACACTGTATTTTTGTCGTGTGAATGCCACTAATAAGTGAAAAGTGGCAAGCCGAACCTCTTTCCATTGGCGTCACCCGATCGGGTGGCGTTTTTTATTTAAGTGAGGTGATCCACGTGTATAAGTTGCACGAGGCGTTGAGTGATAAAGATAAACGAAAGCTGCGTCGTATGAAGAAGAGGGACAAGATGACCTGGCGCGATTGGATCGAAATCATGGGCGTGAATCGGCCAACGTACAAGCGACATCGCGGGGCGATCAAAAGAAAATAGAGGAGGAGGTAGGTGGGATGTAGATGCGGAAGTTGACGCCAAAACAAAAAGCGTTTGCGGATTATTATATCGAATTAGGAAACGCAGAAGAGGCGGCGAGAAAGGCTGGGTATTCCGACGCTACGGCTCGAGGTCATGCGCACAAACTGTTGCAAAATGTTGCGATTAAAGAGTACATCGGTCAACGCTTAGCTGAAAAAGATAAAGCACGCGTCGCTTCGCAGGATGAGGTGCTGGAGTTTTTGACAAAAGTGCTGCGTGGTGAGGTCACGGAAGAAATCCCTGTCGGAAAAGGCGAAGGATTTTTTGAATTGGAAGATAAGACACCAAGCATTCGGGATCGTGTCAAAGCCGCTGAGCTCCTCGGCAAGCGCTTCGCCATGTGGACCGAGCGCCAGCAAATTGACGCCAATTTTGGTGTTCAAATTATCGATGACATCGGTGAGTCCGATGAAGCAGATTAGGCTTTCTGAAGTGTTTACACCAACGTTCCAAAAAGTGTGGGCGCTGGTGAAACAGCAACGTTATTTGCGCTATGTACTGAAAGGTGGTCGGGCCAGCGCCAAATCTACGCATATCGCAATGATGGTGTTATTGCTGGTGATGCGGTATCCGGTGACGGCTCTTGTTGTACGCAGGGTCGGGAACACGCTAGCGGATTCGGTGTTGGAACAGCTGAAAGAAGCGATGGAAATATTGGGTGTCACAGAGTATTTTCAAGTGACGATCAACCCGATGCGGATCACGTATCTGCCGCGAGGAAATCGGATTCTGTTCCGCGGTGCTGATGACCCACAAAAAATCAAATCCATTAAAGCATCGAAATTTCCACTAGCAATTATGTGGATCGAAGAGCTTGCTGAATTTAAGACAGAAGAAGAAGTGTCTGTCATCGAAAAGTCGGTGTTGCGCGGAGAGCTTCCAGATGGGTTGAGATATACGTTTTTTTACAGCTATAACCCGCCAAAACGGAGGCAATCATGGGTGAACCAAAAATACGAAACGCAGTTTCTTCCTGAAAACACGTTCGTTCATCACTCGACGTATTTGGATAATCCGTTTTTGTCGCAGGATTTCATGGAGGAAGCGGAGCACACAAAGCGAACGAATGAAATGAAGTATCGTCATGAATACCTTGGCGAGCCGATCGGGAGTGGTGTGGTACCGTTTGACAACTTGGTGTTTCGGACGATTACGGATGACGAGATGAAGAGCTTTGATAACATCCGCCAGGGCATTGACTGGGGATATGGTGTGGATCCGTTCGCGTTTGTACGCTGGCACTACGATAAAACGAGGAGAACGATTTACGCGATTGACGAAATATATGGTGTAAAGTTATCGAACCGGGAAGCAGCTGAAAAAATCAAAGCGAAAAATTATCATCTTGAACCGATCATTGCCGATAGTGCCGAACCGAAATCGATAGATGAAATGAAGAAAGAGCACGGCATACCACGAATCAAAGGAGCCAAGAAGGGGCCGGGAAGCGTGGAGTACGGGGAGAAATGGCTGGATGACCTAGAGGCGATCGTCATTGACCCAAAGAGAACACCAAACATCGCAAGAGAATTTGAGTCTATTGACTATCAGGTAGATGCAGACGGCAATCCAAAGCCCAAGCTGGAGGATAAAAATAACCATACGATCGATGCCACACGGTATGCGTTTGAAGACGATATGAAACGGCCATCCGTATCAATTTTGAAATAGGGAGGTGATCATGTGCTGATTGAGGACTTATTCAGGGCGCCATGGCATGAGCGGGCGTTGGCGGAGCTTGCGAAAGGGATCATGACAGATGAGCAACTTTTGGCGGCGATCGTCAAAGACTGGGAGACAAGCGAAAAGCGGAATTTGATGTTGCTCGGCGATCGATATTACCGCACGAAGATGGACATTGAAAAGAAAAATCAGGAAATCACGTGGCGTTCCAATCAAAAATTGGCTCATGACTTTGTGAAGAAGCTCGTCAATCAAAAGGTGGGCTATTTGCTTTCAAAGGAGCCGACGATCGCGACAGAAAACGAAGAATACCGCAAAATTATGCAAGATATGTTTGATAAACGGCTGTTAAAGGTGATTAAAAATCTCGGCAAAGAAGCGATCAATAAAGGGATCGCTTTTTTATATGTGTACATTGACGAAAAAGGAGAATTAGCTTTCAAAAAAATTCCGAGCGAACAAATTATTCCGTTCTGGAAAGATAATGATCATGAAGAGATTGTGTCGTTTATTCGGGTGTATGAAGAAGTGGTGTACACGAACACACAAAAACAACTACAAAAGAAGGTCGAGTATCACCACCCAAACGGGATTAACTATTATGTCTGGCAAGCCGATTCGCTCGTTCCGGATGTGTTGGCTGGAGTGGAAACAAACTATCATTTCATGATCGATGGAAAGCCGTATCTGTGGGAGCGCATGCCGTTGATTGCGTTCAAGTACAATGAGGAAGAGCAGCCACTGATCGACTGTATCAAGTCATTGATTGATGACTACAATTTGCAAGCTTCCGTAAATGCGGATCTGTTGGCTGACATCCCGAATTTCATCTATAAGTTAGTAAATTATGGCGGGACGAACTTACAGGAATTTTTAAATGATTTGAACCGATATCGGGCGGTAAAGTTAGATGAAAACGGTGATGTGGATAAGCTCCAAGCCGATCTTCAGACAGACGCGGTGGAAAAAGAGCTTCTTCGGATCCGGAAAGCCATCTATGAATTTGGACGCGGGGTTGATACACAGGATGAGAACCTGGGCAACGCCAGTGGAGTGGCGCTTCGATACCGATATTCGGATTTAGATATGGACTGCAACATCCTTGAAACCGAGTTTCAATCAAGCCTAGAACATTTGATTTGGTTCATCGACCAGTATTTGCTCATGACAGGAAAAGGCGATTTCACGAATGAGCCAATTTCAATTATCTTCAACCGTGACATCATCATTAATGAGTCAGAGGTGATCGCCAACTGCCAGGCGTCGGTTGGTATTCTCGATGACCAGACAATTCGTGAAAATCATCCGTGGTATACGGAGCAAGTCGAGGAACGATTGAAAAAGCAACAGGAACAAGAACAAATGTATAACGGCTACCAGGGCGCGTTCCAGCAACAAAGGAAAGATGGGAACGTAAATGAATAGCCGGCAGTATTGGGAGCAGCGTGCCGCGCAAAGAGAACAGGAAGCGCAGTTGATTGTCGAGAAATATTTAGCGCAGATGCAACAGCGACTGAAAGAAGCGCAACGAGATATTGTGCGACAGATTGAAGCGTTTTACGCAAGGTATGCGAGAGATAACAAGCTTTCATTGTATGAGGCGAAAAAGATTTTAACGTCCCAAGAAATTGAAGAATTTAAGCAAGTCGATTTGGCCCGGTTTCGTGCTATGGCCCTCGCGGGAAATCCGCAATACGAAAATTTGCTCAACGCAGTCAGTTATCGTGTTCGGATTTCGCGATTAGAGTTGCTTTTAGCGCAAATCGAAATGATGATGCTGCACCTCTATGGCGGAAAAAACGGATTGCAGGAGTACACCTATACGGGGTTGGTCGATGTGTACCAAAACTCGTACTACCACTTCATGTATGATTTCGCGATGGCCGGCATCCCTGCAAACGTTCAAATACTTGATGACAGCACCATGCGCGAAGTGATGTCGTATAACTGGAGTGGCAAAGAGTTTTCTGAACGGATTTGGGGCCACGAACAAGAAACCATGCAAAACATTCGAAAGTCGCTCGAACAAAGCTTCATCATCGGCCGGTCCATCGATCGGACGGCCAAAGAAATAGTGAGAGTGACAGACGTTGCATACTCGCGCGCCGAAGCGTTGGTTAGGACGGAAGCGAGCTTCTTTCACAATTTAGCTGCGCACAACAGCTATCGCGATGCAGGAATGGAGAAATACGAGATTTTGGCCACGCTCGATATGCGAACATCAGATATTTGTAGATATCAAGACGGCAAGGTTTATAACGTCAAAGATTATAAGCCAGGCACGAATGCGCCGCCGTTTCATGTGCGCTGCCGAACGACGACGATCCCGCATTTTGATGAGTCGGAGTACACAAACGGCGAAAAACGCCAGTCCATGAATGGATTGGTGGGTTCGGTTCCTTATGAAGAGTGGTATAATGAACATGTATTGAAACCGAAGCTCGAGGCGGAACGTAAAGAAAGAGAGAAGCGCCAAGCGTTAGAAGAACAGATACGAGCCGATATTCGTAATGGTGTTTATAAATTGGAACACAGCCGAAACCATTACGACAAGCATAATCCGTCTCATAAACGCTATCTTGATTATGTAGAGAGAAATAAAGCAAAGGGTAAGCAGAAGCCAAGCTATTTAACGATTTCTTATGAGGAAGCTAATGAGTTAGTGAGAAAATATGCTGGTACTGGTGTACTTCAATTCAGTAGCAAAGGAGAATGGATAAATAAAGAACTCATAAAAGGTGATAAATACATCGGGGTATATGTGGATCAAACAACGGGAGAAGAAGTAAAAACAAAAGACTTTAAAATACATTATAGTAAGACAGGAACTCATATTGTTCCAACTTTAATAAAAGAAAGAGGGATGGAGCATTGAGATTATGGGAATATGTAGGAAAGAAAATAAGAGTTACTCTCAAAGATGGTGAAATATTAGAGGGGATTGTCCAAGATTATACCGACCAAGAAGATACCGATAATGATTATGATAGTCTTGACATGTTTATCGACGGAAAATATATCGGTGTTGGTGAGCCAGAAATTAAGTCAATTCAAATTATAGAATAAGCACCTAACCAAACAAAACGGTTATGTGCTTTTTTATTTTCCCTCGTCTTTTTAGCATTTGTAGACGTTAAAGAACAAAGCGGTTCGTGGCCGTAACCACGTAAAAAAACGTAACCTGGAGGGGAACAAGAATGAAACGTGAATTTCTCGAAAGTTTAGGACTGGAGAAAGAGGTCATTGACAAAATTATGGCCGAGCATGGAAAGTCGGTTGAAGCTCACAAGACCAAAGTCGATGAGTTGAAAGCCAACCTTGACGATATGAAAAAACAGCTAGAGCAGCGCGACAACGACTTAAAACAGTTGAAAAAGCAAGCCGAGGGAAATGAAGAGCTACAAACGAAGCTTGCGGAATTAGAGAAGCGATATAAAGACGAGAAGGCAGTATATGAGGCAAAAATCAAAGAAACACAACTCAACAGCGCGATTAAACTCGCGATCAATGGAAAAGTGCATGACGCCGATTTGGTTGCGTCGCTTCTTGACAAGGACGCTATTGAATTAGACGAAAACGGAAACATCACGAAAGGACTGGATGAGCAGTTAAAGACGCTGCAAGAAACCAAGTCCTTTTTATTTGTGCCTGAAAACAACCATCAACCGAAAATTACGGGGATCAAACCAGCTGAAGGCAATCCGACTGGCGGGGATCCAGAGGATCCGTTTTTAGCTGGATTTAATTCTATTTAATGTGTAGGAGGTAATGAACAATGCCAATTAACTATGCGGAGAAGTATGCGCCATATGTCGACGAGCGTTTCAAAAAACAATCTCTTTCGGGTGGAGCTGTAAATCAAGATTTGGAGTGGGTTGGGGTCGAAACGGTCAAGGTATTCTCGATCCCAACAGCACCGATGCAAGATTATACGCCGTCAGGAAACAATCGTTATGGCACACCGGTCGAACTGGAGAACAGTGTGCAAGAAATGAAAGTAACACGCGATCGGTCCTTTACGTTTACGATCGATAATAAATCGAAACAAGATACCATGGGTGTTATGGAGGCCGGCAAAGCGCTTGCCCGTCAGATTGACGAAGTGGTTGTGCCGGAGGTGGACATCTATCGTTTTGCAGTCATTTGCGCCAATGCGGGCACGACGGCGACGGCGCCGATTACAAAGGATAATGCGTATGAGGCGTTTTTGGATGCGACAACGACACTTACAGACTTGAAAGTGCCATTGGTTGGTCGCGTAGCGTATATTGGCGCGAATTTTTATAAACAAATTCGCTTAGACCCGTCTTTCATTAAAGCGTCTGATATCGCACAGGATGCACTAATGAAAGGGCAAGTGGGTCTCATTGACGGGATTCCATTGATTACGGTGCCGTCTTCTTACTTGCCAGCCAACGTCGAGTTCTTCATTACGCATCCGATGGCGACAGTGGCACCAATTAAATTGACTGACTATGTCACGCATGAAAATCCGCCAGGCATTAACGGTACATTGGTGGAAGGACGTATTCGTTACGATGCGTTCGTATTCGAGAACAAAAAGAACGCCATTTACGTGCACAAAAACGCGTAAGGGGTGACGGGACATGAAGAAATTTAAAAAAGGCGACGTTGTTTTGGTCGCGCACAACGATGTACAAGAGGCCGCCTTTAAAAAGGCTGGATACGAAGAAGTGGTGGAGGAAGAGGCGAAAAAAGGGGCAAAAAAGGCATCAGAAAAGGCAGCTGAATAGTGATGACCGTTCTTGAGATTGTGAAAGCCCAATTGGACACCTCTCTGTCTGACGATCGCCTGGAGATGTACATCGATGAAGTTGGCCAGGCGATCAAGACGTTTTGTAATCGGGAGGACGTTCCAGATGAGTTGCGGTATGTCCACGCGAACATGGTTGTGGATTTGGTTCGTTTGAGGCAAAAAAACACTCCTGATGCCGAACCGGCTGTCCAGTCCATCAAAGAAGGGGACGTGCAAATCACGTTCACGACCCACGAAAAGAGCCAAGGCGAAACAGAAGTAGAGAGTGTTGTTCATTCATACAAGAATGCGTTATATAAGTTTCGCAAAATGAGGTGGTAGCATGCGGGCCCGTGACATCTTTCTCAAAGCCAAATCCGCGGTCGAACGGCTGTATGACCGAACAGCTACCATCCAACGATACGAACCGTATCAGAAGCCAAATGGCGCCGACGGAATGCAGTGGGCGACAAAGCACGAAAACGTGCCTTGTCGCCTTTCAACTGTTGGCATGACGCTCAATAACGCATCGCAAGGCGAAGCCAACATCATTCAGTATGATGTCAAAGTCTTGTTATCCGGCGACGTTGACGTACGCGCCGGCGATATATTTATCATCGATGGCGTTCGATATGAGTCGGCCAAAGAACCGTTTGTGTATGTTACCCACCAGGAGGTGTTGCTCATCAGAAAGGGGTATGCATAATGGGCTATGAGTTTAGTGAAGTTCGAGTGCTAAAACAGCAGTTGGTGGAGCTGAATAAAATCGCTCATCAAGTGCAAATGAGAGTGGCCGGACGCATCGCACAGCTAGCCATTCGAAAGGTGAAAAAACTAACGCCCGTTGATACCGGAAACTTGCGAAACAACTGGAAGTATTATGTGATGAGCAAGGGTGATACGATATATATTCACATTTACAACCAGGCAGAATATGCATCGTTTGTGGAAAACGGACATCGTATCGTGGTGGCTGGACAGACCGTCGGGTGGGTAGAAGGACGGTTTATGTTGAAGCTAACGATGGATGACATGCGCCGAATCGCCCCGAACATGTGGCAACGGGAGATCGAAAAGGAGATGAGGCGGATCTTTGGAGATTAAAACACTCATCATTCAACAAATTAAACAAGTGTTTGGAAATGTCAAAGTATACGACGAGAAAATTAAGCAGGGGCTTCAAACTCCTGCTTTTCTTGTGCGTATCATTCAGTCTGATCAGGAACGAAAAATCAAAAGGCAAGTGTGGCGGTCCTACTCGTTTAATGTGGTTTATTTCCCACAATCGACCGAAATCGATGCGGAATGCGACGATGTATTTGAGACGTTCCAGAACGAATTCCAATACATCGCCAATCGCTATCATGTGCATCGGCTAGAAGGGACAAAAGAGGATGATGTGCTTGTCATTACATTTGCTGTTTCTGTACGGCTTCAAGAGAAGACGGACGAAACAAAGATGCAGACGTTAGGAGGGGTGGAAGTTGGCACGACAAACTGAAAAAAGCACGTCAGAGGCACGATATGGAAAATCGGCTTTTATGAACGCGACGGAATATGGGAAAGATCGATGGTTGCTTGAGGTTCTTTTAGATGATGCGAAAACGTACACGAAAGAAGAAGTCGACTCACTGTTAAGCGAATGGAAAGCGAAGGAGGTTCAATAATGGCAGGAGGTACATGGAAGACGCAAAACAAAATTCGTCCTGGCGCGTATATCAATTTTGAAACGAACAGCCTGAACACAACGACGCCGGACTCCAATACGGTTGTGGCCATTCCCATCAAATTAGATTGGGGCGAAGCGAGAAAGTTCGTAAAGGTCACGCCGAACACCAAATTTAAAGAAGTGTTAGGGAAGAATTTGAACGAAATCGTTCCACTCCGTGAAGCGTTCAAGGCAACCAGTCAAGTACTGATTTTTAACTTGAATAGCGGGGGGAATAAAGCCGCGGCAACGGGTGGAGGATTGACAGCGACCGCCAAGCACGCCGGCTCTGATGGCAACAAACTATCGGTAGTAGTGACGGCGAATTTAGACGGCACGGCGACGGTGAAAACATATTTTGACGGGGATATCGTTGACACACAAACGGTAGCTACCATCGCCGACTTACAACCAAATCCGTTTGTGACGTTTAGCGGTCAGTTGCCCACATCCGATATCACATTGACACTGTCTGGCGGAACCACAGGGATTGCAACCAATGATGCCTATGCGGAATTTGCGGCAGGTCTTGATACCCAAGATTTCAAGGTGGTCGCGGTTGGTACGGACGATCCAACAGTGAAAGCGCTGCTGGCGCTCAAAGTAAAAGAATGGCGCGAGAATTACGGAAAAAACGTGACGCTCGTTACGAACAGCTACAATGATGCTGACCATGAAGGTGTGGTGTCTGTTCTCAATGGTGTCACGCTTGAGGGAAACGAGCAGCTATCGGCAAAAGATGCGTTGTATTGGTATGCGGCGGCGTACGCGAGTGCCGGAACAAGCTCGCTGACATATGCTGAGTATCCAGGAGCGGTGGACTGCGAGCGCAAAACTCATGAGGAAATCGAGCAAGCGTTGAAAGATGGCCATATCGTCTATACATTCAATCGGGACTCGGTAGTGGTGGAACAAGACATCAATACGTTCCGTTCCTTCACACCGACCAAAAATCAAGATTTTCGCAAAAATAAAATCATTCGCGAAATGGATATCGTTTCGGATAATACGCAGTATATCTACTCTAAGTATTTCATCGGAAAAGTGAACAACAACGAAGATGGGCGGAATTTGTTCAAAAAAGAGATCATGAAAAGCGTGTTAGATCCTCTCGTGCGAGTTGGGGCTTTAGAGCCATATAATCCAGATGAAATTGTAGTTGAACAGGGCGATGAAAAAGATGCTGTGTTGGTCAATGCAGGACTGAAATTCGTCGATGCCATGGAAAAGCTCTACATGACAGTGGCATGCAAGTAATAAACGGAGGTGATCGATATGCCGCGTGTAATGGAATCGAAAGACGCCATTTCTTCGAAAGAAGGGACGCTATATATTACGATTGACGGGAAGTCATATGAGTTTGCAGAGATTGTAAAGTTTGACGCGACCATTGAGTATATCAAGGCTGACGTCAAACGTGTCGGTGCACGTATGAACGGCAGCAAAATCGTTGGAGCAAACGGAAAAGGAAATATGACGTATTACTACCACCGCCCAGAAATTCGTGCCATGGCATTGGAATATTTGCGGACAGGAAAAGCGCCAATGTTCGATGCGATGTTGGTAAATGCAGATATTACGAGCGCAGCCGGCAAGCAAACAGCAATCATCAAAAATATTGTGCCGGACAGCACACTCATTGCCAAGTTGGACGGAGATTCAGATGATGTGTTGAAAGACGAAGTGTCATTCACATTTGATGACTTCGATTTGCTAGACCAATTCAAAACCATTAATTAAGGAGGACATATATGAGCAAGTTTAAGGCGTTTTTAAAAGGGAATGCGAAGCCATACGAAAATGTAGAGCTGAAACTCGATCGTTTTGACGAACCACTTGTTTTGCGCCCGTTGACTGCGGGTGAAGCTGATGCCATCAACGAGCGTTGTTTCAAATTCCGCCCAGGTAAAGGCGGAAAAATGGAGCGCGTTTTTGATGTGGTGAGATACAATCGCGAAATTTGCGTGGCGTCGATTGTGTACCCAGATTTAAATGACCGTGAGCTACAAGAATCCTATGGTGTGCTAGGTGCGGACAAGCTATTTGCCGAAATGTTTCTTTTAGGAGAAGCAAACCAAATTCTTGAGAAGGTAACGGAAATTTCAGGATTAGATAAAACGATGGACGAAGAGGTCGAAGAGGCAAAAAACTAATTGAGGAAGGTGGAGAGGCGTTCTATGCGCATGTCGCTCTCCACCGTTTTCATTGGCGACCACGGGAATTTTTAGAAATGGATCGAAAAGAAAAAGCGTTTGTCATTGCGAGCATTCAAATCGAGTTGAAGAAAGAGAAGGAAGAACACGATCGAATAAAACAAAAGGTGAGGGGGTGAGCGAATGGCTGGAGTGCAAACAACGTTAGCGTTAAACGACAAATTGACAGGACCTCTGATGAAAATGATTCGTGCGATGGATGCAACCATTCGCGTCATGGAAAAGATGGATGCGAGCGCGACTCAATTAGATACGAAAGGATTAGCGAAAGCGCGAAAAGCGATTACAAACGCATCGGCCGATTTGGAACGATTGATGGTGGCTTCCAAACAAGCGGATAGCTCTTTAACGCCACTCGGTTCCAAATTCGCCAACTTGCCTCCACCTGTGCACCGCGCAACGAGTGCGGTGAGAGAATTTTTTGGTGCGTTTTTATTATCAACAGCGGCTTTTGCTGCCTTACAGGGAATTCAAAACGGTATTCAGTCATTCGTTCAAGCCTCAGACGCGTATGTTTCTACGTCAGCACGTTTGGCAAATATCAATGACGGATTGCAAACACAAGCGCAACTGCAAGAGAAAGTATATCAAGCCGCCCAGCGTAGCCGAAGCGGTTATGTCGATATGGCCAATTCAGTGGCAAAGCTAGGGTTGCTAGCAGAAGATGCTTTCAAAAACAATGATGAGATCGTCCGTTTTTCGGAGTTGATGGGAAAAGCATTCACCGTATCCGGCGCATCGACATTTGAGCGTCAGGCTGGTATGTATCAGCTGACGCAAGCCATGGCGGCCGGCAAACTACAGGGCGATGAATTTCGTTCTATCATGGAAAACGCCCCATTGTTAGCACAGGCCATTGCCGATTTCACTGGAAAAACAAAGGGACAACTCAAGGAAATGTCAGCCGAAGGAACGATTACGGCGGATATTATCAAAAATGCCCTGTTTAAGGCTGCGGATGAGATCGAGAAAAAATTTAAAAACATGCCTTTAACCTTCTCCGATGCGATGACCATGTTCAAAAACTGGGCGTTCCGCGCATTTGAACCGTTGCTGATTCGGTTTAACCAGTTCGTGAACTCTGATGCGTTCGCTACGATGGCGGAACATGCGATGTTTTTTGTCAACGTGTTTATTAAAGGCATGGATCTCGCTTTTGATGCGCTGGAGTTCTTTTACCGAATGGTCAGCGCTGTCGGCCGATTTTTCGAAGAAAACTGGTCGTGGATTGCGCCTATTTTAGTTGTGATCGGATCCCTGCTGGCGGGAATTGGCGCAATTTTGCTTGGCGTTGCGGCAAATTGGTTGGTTGTGAGAACGGCCACGCTCATTGCCGCGGCAGCTCAGTGGGTTTATAACACGGCTATGCTTAGCTCTCCGGTTACATGGGTGTTGCTGATTATTATTGCTCTGCTCGGGTTTGTTGCTTATGCAACCGTTAGATGGGGAGAACAAACCGCTCAAGTCATTGGATTTATTAGCGGTTTATTTGCTGCATTAGGCGCGTATATCTGGAACGTCATAGCCAACTTATGGAATGTATTTGCGACGTTTGCAGAATTTCTCGTCAATGTCTTTATTGATCCTACTTATGCGGTGAAAAAGTTATTTTACGACTTAGCCAAAATGGTCATCAATCAGATGGCGGCCATCGCAGGATCGTTTGACAATGCCGCCAACGCATTAGCTCATGCTTTTGTAGCTGGGGCAAATATTGCGATTGGCGCCATTAATGGGCTGATTAAAGCGCTAAACATGATACCAGGCGTGAACATCGGAACGATCGGCAAACTGAGTGCCGGATCGGTAAGCAACATCTCCGGTGGATTGAAAAGCTGGGCAGCAAATCTTCAAGCGCCGACAAGCAGCAAAAATGTGGTTAGTATTCCACGGATGAATTTGCTCAGCCTTCCCAAAGCGTTTGACGCGGGGAATAAAGCCGGTATCAACTTCAGCAAAAACGTATCAGATAAGCTGGCAGGAGTGTGGGATAAAGCGAAAAGCCTAATTCCGAATGGGAAAACAGGCAATCCGTTCAAATCTTTTCCGTCCCAAGCGCTTGGTAATCAAATCGCCAACAGCCCTGGCATGAAGAATCCCATTGGAAATGATAAAGGCAAAAACCCGACCGGCGGAAAACTGGATAAGGTCGGAAAGGTTGGGAAGATTGATGATGAGGTGAATATTGCTGAGGAAGATTTAGAAGTGTTCAAAGAGTTGGCGACAATCAAGTCGATTCAGAACTTCATCACACTGACACCGACTGTCCAAGTTCAAACCGGCGATATTCGCAGCGAAGTCGACATTAACAAGTTGATCCGACGTATTGAACAGCTCATGTCAAATGAAATCGCACGGTCGGCGGAAGGGGCGTACTCATGACGGAAAGAGCCATATATTTTGTCGTGAATGACCGGGAATTCTTCCGTCTCCCGGTTAACCCCGAAAAGGTGAATGTGAAGGAAGAAGGGGACGGAGAAGAATTTACGATTGCCTCGTTAGGGAAAGTGAATGTCCCGAAGCCAGCAAAGCTGAAAAGTTTTACTCTGGAGTCCTACTTCCCAGCACAACCGACGCACTATTCAGCGACGGTCTTTAAAAAGCCGAAGGATTATATTCGTTTGTTGGAAAAGTGGCTGAATCACAAACAGCCCGTTCGATATATTTATGTCAATGGGCCGTTTACGATTAATGAATTGGTGACCATTGAGCGTTTTGAATACGACGAGTCTTTTGGTAGCGAGGACGTCAACTTTTCTCTTGAGTTAAAAAAATATGTACCATTCGGCCCAAAAAAAATGAAAATCGCCAAGGCAAAAAACGGAACGAAACAAATCGTGAAGAAGAATACCCCCACTCGGCAAAATACGAAGCCGAAACCAACAACCTATACGCTTAAAAGAGGGGATAGCTTGTGGAAGGTGGCGCAGTATTACACGGGCAGTGGTCATAGATATCGTGAATTGCAGAAATTGAACGGTATCAAGGACAGTCAATTGCGCCGATTGCCTATCGGCTTAGTGCTAAAGATCCCGCCAGACTGGGTGAAATGAAATGGAAGTGTTCATCGATAATCGAGACGGAACCATATGGGACATGCCCGTGGCCAGCTTAAAATGGACAACCAGCCGGATCGGGAAAGCCGGCACCTTGGAAGCAAAGTTGGTGATAGAGGATCCGCGTAAGTTTTCCATCAATAGTGGAGCCGTGATTCGTGTCACCGACGGATCATACAAGATTTTCTACGGCTTTGTGTTTGAAACAGGGTTCAATGCGGATAGTGATTTCAACGTGAAGGCATACGACCAATTGCGATATCTCATGTACAACGATACATTCGTGTTTTCTGCGACAACTGCCACTGCGGCTATTAAGAAAATTGCTGCCGATGCGGGGCTAAAAGTGGGCACGTTTGAGGAGACGGGATATAAAGTGCCAGCAGTGGTTGAGGACAATAAAAAAGCCCTCGATGTGGTAGCGAAATTCTTAGATTCAACGTTGATTGCAACGAACAGAAACTATGTACTGTTCGATCATTTTGGGAAACTGGAACTGCGAAATATCAATAACATGGCCATTCGAGCAGACGACTTCTACATTGGGGAAGAGAGTCTGCTTTTTGATTTCGACTATAAAAAGTCAATCGACGAGGAAACGTACAATCGTATCAAGATCGTGCAAGACAACAAAAAAACAGGAAAACGCGAGGTCTATATTGCCCAAGACAGCGCGAACATTGCTAAATGGGGACGATTGCAAGAATTTCGCAAAGTCGATGAAAGGATGACGGCCGCGCAAATCAAAGACTTGTTGGACAAGTTAATCAAGTTGCGTAACCGTGAAACGAAATCATTGAAACTCACCTGCCTCGGCCATTGGAAAGTGCGCGCCGGTTGTTTTGTGTTTGTGTACATCGAAAAGATCGGCATCAAGCAATATTTTCTCGTTGACGAATGCACGCACAACTGGGAAGGCGGCGTGCACACGATGCAATTAGATTTGAAGGTGATTTGAGATGAGCTTGATAGATTTAATTAAAACAGTTGCTGTGAAAGCTGTGGAAGCGACTAATCCAGTTAATGTGTTGTTTGGCACGGTTGTATCCGAAAGCCCTCTTGCGATTCAAATACATCAGCGATTGAAACTGACGGAAGAATTTTTGGTTGTTACGGAGCAGGCGGAACAAGCAAATCTAAAAGGCGGCGATAAAGTAATCCTGCTTCGCGTTCAAGGAGGCCAGCAATTTGTGGTTTTAGATAAGGTGGTGAAGTGATGGCAGTATTACCTTCTGAAGATATTTTGATGGATGATACAGATATCGTCGATACTTCCGTCTTTCCTACCAAAACGTATCGTCTCGACTTTGAGAGAGGCCGGTGCATCGGAATGATTGACGGGTTGGAAGCTATCAAGCAATCGATTTTCAAAATGTTGAGCACCGAACGATTCAAGCATTTAATTTATAGCGATGATTACGGCTTTGAAAATCTAAGTGGCAAAGAAAGATTGTTTGTCCAAGCAGAATTGCCTCGGAGAATCGAAGAAGCGGTGCTTCAAGACGCGCGCATCCTAGCAGTCGAAGACATCAGCATTCAGTTCCAGGCGGATTCAGCTATCGCCACGTTTGTTTGCCGAACTGTCTATGGAAAGATAGAGGCGTCCAAAGAGGTGAGCAGTATTGTTTGAGGACCAAACGTTTGAGGCAATTTTGCAGAGGATGCTTGATCGAGTTCCTGACGATGTTGATAAACAAGAAGGTTCTGTCATTTATGACGCGTTGGCGCCAGCTGCGATGGAATTAGCGCAAATGTACGCAGAATTGGATGTCGTTTTGCGTTTCGCTTTCGGGGAAACGGCGACGGGAGAATATTTGGATCGGCGCGCGGCAGACTTTGGGGTGTATAGAAAACAGGCGACGTCTGCCATCCGAAAAGGGGTGTTCACGGATGAGGGCGGCGCGCCGTTTGACATTCCGATCGGGAGTCGATTCCGGCTCAATGACATGGTCTATGTCGCTATCGGAAAAATTGCAGACGGTCAGTTTCGTATGCAGGCTGAAGCGCCGGGGGCGGCAGGGAATCAAGAATTCGGAAATCTCCTCCCGATCGAACCAATCGAGGGACTAGGAACAGCAACGCTGGCGGATGTGTTGGTTCCTGGTGAAGATGAGGAGAGCGACGAGTCACTGCGAAAGCGGTTTTTACAGAAGGTGCGGGAACCTGGAACGAGTGGAAATGCGGCGGATTATAAGCGATGGGCGACAGAAGTGGCTGGTGTGGGCGCAGCAAAAGTAACACCACTTTGGAACGGCCCTGGCACCGTCAAAATTACAATCGTTAATACGGATATGCGGCCAGCCACGATTGAATTGGTTGAAGAGGTACAAGAATATATTGAACAAGTACGACCAATCGGAGCATCTGTCACGGTAGCTTCGGCAACAGGGAAGCCCATCAACGTTTCCGCCAATGTGATCCTTGCATCTGGATATACACTGCAAAATGTGCAAGATGCATTTGCGGCGTCGCTGGATGAATATTTGAAAGAGATTGCTTTCTCTATGACTTATGTGAGTTACGCAAAAATCGGGACACTTTTATTGAGTACACCAGGTGTCATTGATTACAGTGAATTGACTGTGAATGGAAGCACGGCGAATATTGCGTTGCAAGATGATGAGGTGCCGATTCTCGGAATGGTGGCACTGGGGGTGTAAGGGGTTGGCATATCCTGAACAGATTGATCGGTTTTCAACGAAGTTAAATAAAAAGCTGGACGGCAACCGGTATGTTATTGAGGAAGAAGTCATCCCGATCAATGGCGTCTACGAAGGCGAATTGAAGCATGACAACGTGGTGAAAGATACAATCCGTGTGTATACGGGATCAAAAATGACAGGGAATCGCATTGATCAGTTTGTTTTGTCTGTTCCGTCTGAACGGCCATGGCGAACGATGATTAAGATATTTTCAAACGCCCCAAAGCTCTATATATCTTACGAAACGCCAGGCGATACGGTTGAGGCTGATGATGTGAATATGCTTCAGGAGGCAATCACGGCCACACAAACGGAATTAGAGCGATACAAAACCGATGGAATGATTGATGGAGGAACTTTCTTGAGGGAGGGATGATAATATGCCCCAAACCATACGGATTAAAAGGGGAACTAAGGCGCAACTGGATGCATACGGTCCGTTGCAACAAGGGGAAATGGGATTTTGTACGGACACAAAAGAAGTGTATATTGGAGACGGTACGATAAATACTTTAGTCGGACGTGTAATGTCCGGAACGTTGGCAAATCGTCCTAACGCGTCAGTGCAGGGAAGGTTTTATTATGCGACAGATGACGGATATCTATATTTGGACTTGGGTACGGCATGGCAACGAATCAGTACAAAGAACCTGACGGATTTAAACGGAACCATTGACGATATTGCTGATGGTACGAACTATGCAAAAGTGAAAAAGACTGATGTGACGAACGGTAGTGTCAATAAGGTTTCGGATGGCACAAAGACGGCCACGGCTGCCCAAATCCGAGACCATATCGACAATGCGGCAATCCATCGCCAAATCAACGATTCCGGAACCGGCCCGACAGACCTTTGGAGCGCACAAAAAATCAGGAATGAGATTGAACTTGCGAAGCGCAACATTGAGCCGCAAGCGAGCGTGAAAAACCGCACCACTACAACGCCGCCAACTACACCGGCAGTTGGTGATCGCTACATCATCCCTTCAGGCGCAACCGGCGCATGGTCGGGTCAAACCAACAAAATTGCAGAATGGAATGGGTCGGCATGGGATCTGTACACACCACAAACTGGATGGACGTGCTATGTCGATGATGAGCAAAAGATTTATAGCTGGAACGGGACGGCTTGGGTGCGCACGGGCGGAGCGTTGCAGACGATCACAGCCGGAAACGGTTTGACGGGTGGTGGTCAGGCCGATACGGTCACTCTGCATGTCGGCGCGGGAAACGGAATCAATGTCTTGGCGGACACGGTGGAAGTGAAGGCGTATAGGGGTATTACGGTGGATGCAAATGGAGTAGCTGTGAATATCGATGGGAGCAGTATTGTCTATGATTCAGTGAACGGAAACCGGCTTATGGTGGCTGTCATTGACGGTGGAACGTTCTAGGAGTGGTGAATAATGCCAAGACAAGTATTGATTAAGATAAGGAGAGGAACAGAATCCCAACTTCCTGTACTGGATGTCGGTGAATTAGGTTTTTGTACAGACACAAACAAGTTGTATATTGGTACACCGAACGGAAATCAGCTTCTTGTGGCAGCTCAGTCTGTCGGTGACATGTTGAAAAGCATATATGATACAGATTACGACGGGAAGGTTGATGCGGCAGAAACGGCTGATAGTGTGCCGTGGTCAGGAGTAACGGGGAAGCCTACAACATTTCCGCCATCAAGTCACGATCATTCTAGAATGGTGGTTGATGACACCCGAAACATTAATTTACTTCCAACAGATCTTACCTCAAGGGAGATTAGGGCAGAATTTAAGTATCGATCTACGGTCGGAATGCCAGGCAGTGGAACGTATTGCAAAGTCATAACGCTGGTCGGCTGGACAGACGATAGCGGAGGAGCTGTTCATCAAGTAGGCTTTGATGACAACGGTGACATCTACATCAGAAGAGGAACGAGGTCGAGCGGATGGGGGGGATGGGTTAAGTTGGCGCGAGAAGCTGATGTTATGCCCAAAGGCCCGATCACTTGGAATCAACTGAAAGGGGTGTGATGGATGTACGGTCAAACGTTATACGGCGCGACTCTCTTTGGCACAGATCAGCAAGAACATTCATCACCAGCCACATCGGTTGATTTGTTTCAATATCTTCCTAATTACTATCGAGGTATTCGGGAGTTTGAAGAGATAATGAACGCAGAAGGAGAAGAGCTTGGAAAGCTCTGGTCAGAGATCGATAATCTTCCCAACCAATTTTCTGCCACAACAGCTACATGGGGCCTGTCTCTTTGGGAATCAGAACTTGGGTTGGCAGTGGATCCGACCAAACCGACGGAGTGGCGAAGGGAACGAATCAAGGCGAAACTTCGTGGCGCCGGAACCACGACAAAGCAGATGATTCAGAACGCCGCGGCTGCATTCAGTGGCGGCGAAGTAGATGTCATCGAATATCCATCCGAGTATCGGTTTGAGGTGAAATTTATCGGTGTAAAAGGCATTCCGCCAAATATGTCAGGATTCATTGAAATGCTAGAACAAATTAAGCCTGCGCATTTGGCGTACAGCTTCAAATACACATATACGGTGTGGGATGCAGTTAAATCTCTCACATGGGCTCAAGCAGGTTCAAAAACGTGGAATGATCTCAAAGTATACGATGAAGGAGCGTGAAAAAGGTGCGGTATACAGGGAATTTGGGCTTAAAAAAGCCTGAAGGCACAGACGTAGTCAACATCGATGACTTGAATCAAAATTTTGACATTCTAGATATCGAGGTAGTGAAAGTTGCTTCTCCTACTCAAAACGGACGAATGTCTGCGGCAGACAAAGTTAAACTGGATGGTATCGAGCCGGGCGCACAACGGAATACAGTAACGAGTGTCAACGGAAAAACAGGAGCAGTTTCTCTTACAGCTAGTGACGTTGGAGCAAGTCCGACAGGGCACACACATGCATTTGCGGAGATCACAAGTAAACCGACAACGCTGTCTGGGTACGGAATCACAGACGCGATCCCGGCCAGCCAAAAAGGAGCGGCTAATGGTGTTGCATCGCTAGACGGAAGCACGAAAGTGCCGACATCTCAATTGCCGACCGCTAGTACAAACGCGCCGGGGATTGTTCAATTGAACGATACTGTATCAAGTACATCGACGACACAGGCGGCGACGGCGAATGCGGTGAAACAGGTGAATGATGCAGTTGTTGCGCATTCGGCTGATTATGTGAAGCATCCCGGTTACGGAGTTGCTACCGGATCAGCGAATGCTTATTCAGTTACCTTAAATCCAGCGCCAACCTCATATGTTGAAGGCATGGCTGTTTCAGTAAAAATCAATGTTGATAATACAGGACCTTCAACAATCAATATTAATAACCTTGGCGCTAAAGCTATTAAGAAGCCAAACGGAAACGATGTATCCGCAGGGAATTTAAAAGCAGGGAGTATTTATACACTCCGTTACAACGGTATAAATTTTATCTTACAGGGTGAAGGGGGGTCTGGTAACGCTCAACCCGGAGATGTCTTGAGTGGAAAAACTTTCACAAACGACAGTGGCGAACAAGTAGGAACAATGCCGAACAGGGAAGCAATGACGATTACCCCAACCACGACTGATCAAGTCATTCCAGCGGGATATCACAATGGAAGTGGGAAAGTTAAGGGTGATGCAAATTTAATCCCAGCAAACATTAAAAATGGAGTTAGTATTTTTGGAATTACTGGAACGCTATCACCTCTAATAACATATTCAAACCAAAACGATAATACGCAAGCGCCTTGGTTATCAAACAAATATAGTAACTATTCAGTTAGATATAAATTACTGCCTGATGGCGGATATTATAAAGTTATGAAAAATGGAAATAACATAGTTTACGAAACCTACAATGCCGCAGGAACTTTACTAACGAGCAAAGTTGTTGTCACACTAGATGCGAACCACTCATTGCGAGATATTTACGATGATTGCATTTACATCCATGATTCAATGAACGACCGAATTAAAAAATATGATTACAACGGTAATCTGTTACAAATGAGCCCTTCAAATAGTTCACTTTATTCAAGAGTGAATCAGGTTTCAAAAGAGGGCTTCTGTGACGACAGCAATAGTTCTCAATACAGAATATTTGATATGTATGGAAATATTTTGATATCTATAGCTGAGAATACTACACTTAACCAGACACTCTGGATAAGCCCAAGAGTAGCGATACTTTATATAAATAGTTCAAGTTCATTTTACATTGCTTCCATTAAAAATGATGGCTCCGTACAGTATAGAACCTACATGACTGGTGTATCTTCTATTCAAGCGGCGTTGCAAACTATATTTACGCAAATGGAACAATTTTTAAGATATTAAAGGAGTGTTAAACGATGAAATATATTAAAATATCTAATCTTATTAATACGCAAGGAGTCGCCGATTATAAAGGATTGGATCTAACAAAAATTATAGCAGGATCACAAATTTATCCTGATAATGAAAATGTAGCTTATTTTAAATATGATGGTGAACCAATCGAACACCCGGACATTACCGTCATTGATGAAACAACGTATAACAATGTAAAAAACTCACTGAATAAACCACCACAGCCTAGCCTTGAGAATCGTGTATCTGCCCTTGAAAAAGCATTATTGCAAGCATTAGGATTGTAAGGAGGTTTAAGCAATGTATCAATTTCTTCTTAATCTATGGATAATGAATCGTATTACAGAAACAAACATTCAAAACGCGGTCAATAAAGGATTTATTACGCAAGAGGAAGCCAATACTATCCTAGCAACGCCAAAAGCAGTGTAATAACACAGTAGGACGATACTGCGCAATAAGCACACTTTATACAGGTGTGCTCTTTTTACTTTAAGTGGGGAAAGCGAGGAAAACGAATGAAGCATAATACCAACACTCTATACACCACGATCACAGGCGGTAGCGCATCAGCTATCGCCTATTTAATTGGCGGAGTCGATCATCTTGCCATTGCTCTTGGGATCATGATGGCGGCGGATTACATTTCGGGTCTGATGGTCGCTGTTAGTACAAAAGAGGTTTCTTCCAAGACTGCCTTTAGAGGACTCATGAAAAAGGTGGCCATGATTTTAGCTGTCATCGTGGCAAATCAGTTAGACGCGGTAACGGGCAGCGGTGATTTTATGCGCAATATGATGATTATGTTCTTGATTGGTAACGAAGGAATCAGCTTCATCGAAAATCTCGGTCGTTTAGGAGTGTCTATCCCGGGACAGGTTTCCAAAGTGTTTGCGCAGCTAAAAAGCGAAAATCAGAAGGGAGAGAACAAACAGTGAGCGTGTGGACAGAAAAGTTGATTCGTGTAAACAATTATTCACGTCCGGGATTAAAACTCAAAGGCGTGAAAAAGCTTGTCTTGCATTGGACAGCAAATCCAGGTGCATCGGCAGCGAATCATTTCACGTATTTTGATCGAACCATCATTCAAGCACAACGATACGCCTCGGCGCATATTTTTGTGGATAAAAACGAAGCAATCAACATCATTCCACTTGACGAAGTCGCCTATCATGCGAACGACGGGACGTATCGCGGCGTTCCGGAACTGAAGCCGAACGCGAATTTTCTATCCATCGGTGTGGAAATGTGTGTGGAAAAAGACGGCACGTTTCATCCAGACACCATCTCTCGTACAGAAGATGTATTTGTAGAGCTCTGCAAAACATTTAAGTTGGATCCAATTAAAGACATTGTGCGGCATTACGATATTACCCATAAAAATTGTCCGGCGCCATGGGTAAAGGATTCCAAGGCGTTTGAAGACTTCAAACAACGAGTAAAGGCTAAAATGAGTCCACCTAAAGCCAATGTGTCATATTACACGGTGAAACCTGGAGATACACTGTCTGGAATCGCGGCAAAAAACAAAACGACAGTAGCCACTTTACAGAAACTCAACAACATCAAGAATCCGAATATAATTCGTGTCGGACAAAAAATACGCATAAAGTAATCCCTTGCCACTCGGCAGGGGATTTTTTGTTTTTATCTTCCCTCCGAAAGAAGTCTCCTACTTCTAAACGTGAAGGTGCGCCAGCACCAGTGAAAGTGGGAGATGAATTTCGGTTGGCGTTAGCCAACGAATATGATAGAATATGGCTAGAACGGACACCTTCGGAACGAAGGGAAGCGTAAAGGGTTCTTGTGTGTGGCTTACCGTTCAGCGAACACACACAAGTCGCTTGAAGCCCCCACCTCTAAGCGAAGCGTAGGTGGTGGGTAGTTCACTAAGTAAACCTACTCACTTTGAGTAGGCTCCTTTTTTATCCATATCTCCTCAAGCGGTCTCTTCAGTTCTGTACAGATCGCATAGGCCAGATGGAACGAAATGTTGGAAAGAGAAAAGGCGGATCGCTCCGCCTTTTTTGCACGGGATAGCAGCCGAAAATAATTTTGCACAAATTTTGCACGGCAAGGAATTTGAAAGACTATAAACTTTGGAAAATCAAGGTTTGGAGGGTGATGGTTATACTCCCACCATCGGCATCCTTGGAATTCGATAGCCCACGATCGAAAATCGTGAAACCCTTGATACGACCGCGTTTGCGGTCGTTTTTCAT